CTGCCAAAGATATAAAAAGTGTCCTCGTGTCTCTGGCAACAATCGTAAACAGAATCCCAGATTGTGTTACCGTGGTAATTAAGACCGTTTTGTGCTCTTGAGTATACCTGTCCGGTAATGTCGTGAATGTAGTTGTTGATGAGGTTAGTAGCTCCATCAACTCCTACAGCCGCTCCGCACGGAGGTTCAAATTGTCCTCCGCTCGTGCTGCTATCAGTCCAGCCGCAGGACGTTAACAGTTCCATCTCAAAATTATCAAAGAAGCTGTTCTGGACCGTTGCGATGCTGGAGGAATCTCCCTGATCAATATTCAGGCCGCCAGTACTGTTGAATGCAGGTGATCCGGTCTGAGGCATCGCGCTGGGACCGAAATTGTGCACATAGATATTTTGCCAGACGGTGTTATTACCGCTAGGTTGAGTTATGAGCCACAGACTGCCTGACCCCTGCGGAAGCGTGTAGTCCACAGACAATCCCCGGAACTCCAGATGGTCTACGGTTAGGTAGTTTACACCGCTGAAGACAATTGGCCCGTAGTAGGTTTGCGCTCCATTCGATTCGTTCCATACCTTGCCGCTGACATCCATGATCGGGCTGTAGATGTCTGCAATCGCCGTTGGATATGTGTCGCAGGACCCAGAAAAACTAACCGCAGGATTTGAGGTGTACCCACTACCAGCACTCGTCATAGTGACATGTTGCAACAATCCGGCCAGATATCCGGTGGTCTGGAAATTGGCTGTCGCAGTCGCGCCACTACCCCCGCCGCCAGTGATAGTGACTGTCAGCGACGTACAGTTGTATCCGCTGCTTGTAGGACGAATGGAAAGCACCTGCCCAGTGTTCCATGTCGAGTCGTAGCCGAGATACACTCCCGGATAAGTTCCAGTATTCGCCGTGCTCGTACTGCCGTATGTCCAGAGCCAAGGCATCGAGGCTAACGGCCATACGACTCCGCCCTTGAAGATCAGTTGATCAGTCGAATGGATCGTCGTGGACGAGCAAAGTCCAGAACACCCATTCATGCCCGGAGCGTGCGCCCAGGCCGATGTCTTCGACGTACCACTATTGGTGTCCGTGCCACCGACATAGTCAATGTAGTAAGTGGTGGCACTTTGATATGCGCCCGCCTGGAACGAACTACCGCGCGAGGTCCCATTAATGTCATAGCAGAGCGCAGATAGCGAGACACCTCCGACGCTCTCGCTACACAGATTTGACAAGTTGATGCTATTCCCCGAACTCGCAAAAACGATTGCAGGCGACGATGCCGGGGTGGAAGCACTGGGACCGTAACTGGTTGCCGCAGTGTACCCATATGTTGTCGCGGCATTGGGTGACAGGATTACGTTCGCGGCATCCACTAATACCTGCGTCGCAGATGAATTTGGATTGGAACTGCCATTCCACAATCCGCAACCGTAAGTTGCTGTGCAGTCCGAGGGATCGTTGGAGAAAAACCAGTGCGCTGCTGACTGTGACGAAACACACAGGTTATTCTGTAGAACGAATGGCATACCAGTGCTAAGGGTAGGACTCTTGCCATACCATTGTCCGGCATTCATGCAAGAGGAATTTCCATTGTTTGAGTAAAAGGTGTTGTTGTAGGCGCGCAGATCAGGTGCCGGGCTGAATCCAGATGCGCTTGAGGAAATGAATTCTGAACTCCATCCTATCGGCGGAGTACTGGTTCCTGCACCATTGGTGCCAATACCAAACATCACATTATTGAATAGATAGGTAATGTTGCCGACGGAATTTGGCGTGCTGCCGTTGCCCGTCTCGATGTAAAACGCCGCAGCGCCGGAGTAAATGTCACGCAGGATGTTGTTATAAGCAACAGTCCCACCCAGCAGGTAAACCGCATCTGGATGCTGCGTGTTTGGATCATTCAAAATGGCCCAAATCTTGTTCCCTGCTACCAGATATCCGGTCGAAGCGTCTGCTTCGGTGTAGATACCGCCGCGCCACGAGCTGATGACGTTGTTGGTGACCCATGCCACGTTGTAAATCGCCGTGTTCTGCGTGCATGATCCGCCATAGCCGTTCGCGCATCCGCCAGCAACTTCGCGCTCGTAGTTATTGAAAATGCTATTTATCAACCGTCCACCCTGGCCGCTGCCCATTCCAAAACCATAGATGCCCGCCGTCTGTGCGGCATTGCGGGCACCGACCATCGCGGTGGAACTGGCGGCTCCACTCATCCCAAAGTCGTGCAGGTAAAGGTTCTGGAAGGTCTGGTTTTTGCTGTATGCCAGAATCACGTTAGGAGAGCCGCCCGAGTACGACGAGCCTGCATACCATAGATAATGTGCAAACTCTATATGATCGAGGGTCGAATACTGTGCATTCAGCGTCAGCATAGGCGAAATGCTGCTTGAACTGCCATAAACTGTACCGCTTCCATTCATCATCGGACTATAGATGTCGGCATAGGCCATCGGAAGCGCGGTACACGATCCAGCCGTCACAGTAAATGTGACAGTTGGGTTCGAGGTGTAACCGGTACCATTGCTGGTCAGAGTGACAAATTCCAAGTCTCCGGCAGCGTATGGGTCAGTCTCTACATTCGCTATGGCCGTTGCGCCGGAGCCGCCCCCGCCTGCGATGCTAACCGATAGGGTTGTGCCCGAAGCACAGGAACCAGGGTCAATCACGCGGATCGAATTCACCGTGCCCTTGTTCCAGGCAGGGTCGTATCCAAGATACAGACCAGGATATGCATACGAGTTGGGCGTAGTCGTACCACCGTTTGAAATTGTCCACGGGAAGCAATTTGCCGACCATGTATCGCCGCCCTTAAAGATTACTTCATCTGTCGATGAGTACGAGTGCGCCGCTGCGGTGCCGGTGGCGCAGGACATTCCCGGAGCGTGCGCCCAAGCATTTGCCTTCGATGTTCCGGCGTTGGAATCATTTCCACCGACTGAATCAATGTAATAGCAAGTTCCACCTGCTACACATCCGTTACCTGCACCGGTGAAGGTTGAACTGTATCCATTGTTCTGGCCGACCAGTTTGGTTCCGGCCGCAATTATTACCACAAAAATCAGTTGTTTGAATCTCATCGCAACAACCTCAGGCTAAGGTTACAAGAACCAACACAGGCCGTCAACGAACCAGTGCGTCTTTGATGTCCATGTAAGGGTAATACTCAACTTTGATGCTCCCACGGCAAGCCGTGGGATTCTCGTTAGGCTTGAGCATAATCTGCTCCAGCGTTCCGAAGGGCGTTACCAATACAGCCCACATCCACCGCACTGAGGATGGATGTACTGAACACAGACCAGCCACGCTTAGCAATATTAAAGCCAGCGTTGGCGTCCCTATGCTCGTTATGTAAGCAAACTGAGCAGTGATATTGCTTCCCGTTTGGTTTGTTGATACTACCGCATCTGGAACATTCTTGACTGGTATAAGCAGCCGGAACCTCCAAAAGCGTTACGCCACGCAAAGCTGCTTTGTAGCGAAGGAAGGTAAGTAACTGGAAGTATGCCCATTGGGATTTTTCTACGAACTTGCGGATTTTCCCTTTACGCACCCCTGCTAAATCTTCCACTGCCACGCACAGACGATGTTCTGCGGCGTAGTCAACAACGGTTTTGCTTACGATATGGTTCTGATGGGTTGTGCGGCGTGACTGCTTACGCCGGATTTTGTTTAATAGACGGAACTTGCCCGCAGCCTGAAGATTGCTTCGTCTACCCTTACTTACTGATTTTGTTTTAGCCGGATCATACCCTAACCTACGAACATGCCCGGATTGTAAGTCGGACATTACGGCGATGTTGCCCACGGCATTACGGTCTACTCCGAGGCACCCCACTGGATTGTAATTTGGTTCTGGAATGACATTGTAGACGATTGAGGCGTACCAAACTCCCTCCCGTTTATACAACTCGGCATAACGGATAAACCCCTCCGGTCTACGGCTCCATACAACCGGAATTACGGATTTACCAAAAATTGCAGGAATTCGTATCCCCACCTCAACCAACTTGATTTGTTTACCTTTGTCCCCACAAACAGGCAGGACGAGGTGAGATACCGACTTACACTTTTTATCCTTCTGATACTTGGCAATGAGGGATTTAGCAATCACGCTGGGGATTTCTGGGTAGTATTTACTGCTTGATTCCTTGCGGTTGAGTAGCATAGAATGAACACAGATGTTCGCTTTATCCAGAAGAGAATCCAGATGGGCACTAAACGAATCGGAAATCTTGATTTTAATACAGCAAGTCACTGTGTTTATCATCTCACTGTCCATGTTGTGCTCTGCACTAAGTTCCGTAGAAAAATCCTTACACCTACAATTAGCAAGTCTCTTTACTTTGTGCTTGGTGAACTCGCTAAAGAACTACACTGTTCTATTACTGAAATAAATGGAGAAGCAGACCATATCCATTTTCTTTTGTCCTATCCGCCCACCGTCCAGTTATCCACAATCGTTTCCATCCTCAAATCCAAGTCCGCTCAAGTTATCCTTAACATCTACGGCTCTTTCTTCTGGGGCAACCATAAAAGAACCATGTGGAGCAGCGGTTACTTCCTTTGTTCCGTAGGAGGAGCTACTTTGGAAGTTCTCAAGAAATATATTGAGAATCAAGGTAAATAGCCTCGCCCCTTACCCACCGCAAGCGGAGGGATTGCGGGGCGAATTGGTTCAGGAACTTAGTACAACACAGTTCTACTTATGAGTTCGGAAGTTGAAACCCATCTGACTTATTTTGCACAAAAGGAAAGGTGGTGACTTTCGCCACCACCTTGTAAATCATTGAAAACTAATTGCTTAGTTCTCGCCTACGTTCGTGGTGCTGTTTACGGACAGGTAGCGGCCAGTTACTGTGAGACGCTGAACTCCTGACGGATTGAAGACGAGGAAGCCCAAATTCTCGAAGATGCTGAAGCCGATTTGGCGAAGATCAGGACGATCTGCACTCATCACGGTCAACGGAATACGCTCCGGGATGACACCAAGGAACTCAGCATCGGCCAGAATGTACACGCAACCATAACCAACCTTACGGGACTGGAGTAGAGTTGCGCCCCAGAGGTAACCCATAATGCCAGTCTTCAAAAGCTTGCGCTGTGTTTCACGGTCAATGTTCTGTTGAGTCCACTTCAGCAAGTCCGTATAGTCGCGGGGGTTGAAGAAGCAGAAAGCAACTGACAAGTCGTGACGCTGTACCTGACCGAAACCATCAGCCATGCTGTTGATGTCGATAGGTGCGGAAATCGGGATGTCCGGGTTGTAGATCGTGTCAGTAGACGACTTGCTTGCGGCGGCCAGAGCCACTGAGTCGAAAATTCCGAATACATAACCATCTTCGGCGGCTCCAACTTCAGCCTTCGAGAGGTTAAGAGCACGAGCTACTAGGTCAAAGCGACGTTCCTTGATCTGCGTAATCGGAATCATCGGGTTAGAGACGATTTCGAAAGTAGGAACGGTTACACGCTTCGGCTTGGTGACGCGGACGATGTCTCCACCCTCTTCGCCGACCACAAAAGCTTCGACAAATGAACCACCAGCGGTTGAGCCGACAGTCTGAGCGGAGGTATCAAATTCCTTGTCATAGATGGGCAGAGCACCATCGGGAAGGGTTTCGACCATAAGAGCCTTACGAGCAATGCTCATGTAGTCACGACGACGGCGAAGGCTCGGCCCGAGAGAAGCTGCAAGCTTCTGACGACCACCCGCCGTTTTCAAGAGCTGACCCAGCATCGCGGTCTGTTGCTGAGTGCGAGAAAGATTTGCCATGTTATTATCCTTTTACTTTCGTCGTCTATTAGAGCAACGAGGCTACGCCAACCCAAGGTTCGGCGGCAGTGTAAGCGTGAGTGCAGATTCCAACGGGAAGTGAACCAGTGCCCTTGAAGGCGGACGTGGTGTACTTGCCAATGTTGCCGTGGGTGGTTCCGCCGCAGTAGACGTACTGACCAACTACGAATGAGGCTTCGTTGGCAACGTCAAATGCTTCGGAGTTAACACAACCCTGCCAGAAAGCGCGAACTACAGGTGCCTTCTTCGAACCGGAAGGACCAATAGCTCCGGCGAACTCACCGGGGCCGTTCAGAAGAGTAGCGTACGGTACCATCGAGTCGGCATCGCAAGGGACAATAGCAACTAGACCAGTCGCTACCGTAGGAACCTTCAGAGCAACGATAACGCCGCCCAAGAACCCGAGGGAGGTTAGCGTCTGCTGGTCGGTACCGGGGTCGCCAGTGAGCAGAGCGTCTGGCATGGTGCTGCCGTCGTTCTGACCGTAATAAATCAATTTGAGGGCCATTTTTGTTTCTCCATGTAAGAAGTTGAGTTATTACCTACCCCCAATCCGTAGTCTAGGAGTAGACAGCGGGACTATAGAGGTGGTAATTCTTCGTACATCTATGGGGTGGATATTTAAATTTTTATTTCACTGACATTTTAATTAGCGTATTTACATACATGAGGTACACCATCTACCTAGTCACCTGTACTGTAACTGGCAAATATTATGTTGGTCAGACCATGCGGCCACTAAAGGTACGCTGGCGAGTACACTGTAACGCGGCTCGAAAAGGAGTAATAACTCACTTCTACAACGCCATCCGTAAGTATGGGTCTGAAGCTTTCATCATTGAATCGTTGGTTGATGGGTTGCCAACTAAAACGGCTGCGGACTTGATGGAGAAGGTATGGATAGTGGCTTTGAACGCCCGAGACAGAGAGTACGGTTACAATACAACCAGTGGCGGGGACGACCCACCCTCACACAAAGGGGTTACTCGTTCCAAAGAAACTCGACGCAAAATGGCTGAGTCTAAGCGAGGAAGCAAAAACTCGCAGTTTGGTAAAATCCCGAAAAATACTTACACTATCGAAAATAACCCCAATCACGGCAAGTCACATTCACCTGAAGTAATAGAGAAGATGCGTGAGGCTCAACGCAAACGATGGGCTGACCCTAACAGCTATACGCGGATTAGAAGCTGCACATGCAGCCGTACGGGGCAGCAAACGGGGCTCCCCAAGTCCCGAAACCCGTGCCAAAATAAGTGCCGCCACTATAGGTAAACCTAAAACTAAGAGGCAATAAAAAACCCCACCGGGGAGGTGGGGTTTTTCTTGTTACGGTTTGAAGTTAGTATTCGTCGTTGTTGAAGAGCATCTCACCGAGGTCTACCGTCTTTACCTTCTTGTCAGAGGCTACGATAGGCTTGATGCGTTTCAGGGTAGCCGATGACTTGGGAGCTTCGAGCTTCGGCTTGGAGTCCTGCGGAAGACGCTTCGCACCTTGTTCTTCGGGTGTGATGTCCTCGATTGCATCCGCCCACAGGTCGCCCATATGGTCAGATTCAGTGTCGCGGGTCTCGGCTTCAGTCTCCTCGTTCTCGAAGTGATTGGCAGCTTCACCAGTGGAGGATGGAATGAGTTCCATACCAGCCACTTCTTGTGCAGTCTTCAGAGAGCCCATCAAGGAAGCAAGCGGATCGCCGTCTGCACCCTGCATCGAGAAGATGCTCTGCATGTCGTTGGCGTAGTGGTCGGCCATCGAAGCCTCTAGGTTGGTGGGTTCGAAATCTTCACCACCACTAGCGGTTACGCTGTCGCCGTCTTCGTCTTCGTTGGCAAGAGCAGACTTCTTTTCTTCCAAATTGCCGTCGTTGAACATTTGGTCAAAGTCGAGTTCCTTGCCTTCTTCTGCAACTTCCTCGCCTTCGCCTTCCAGCTCGTCGCCAGTGGCTTCCAGCTCGTCGCCTTCGCCCATTAGCTCGTCGCCTTCGCCCATTAGCTCGTCGCCTTCGCCCTCTAGCTCTTCACCGTCCATGACCCCACCAAAATCCGGCTCTTCATTCTGTTCGCCGAGGAGTTCGGTTTCGAGCGACTTGATGGCACCAAGAGCCTCGTCAACCTTTTCCTTGATAATTTCGGTGTCGCCTTCGACCTTAAGGTCTTGGCCAGTTGCTTCAGGAGCGCCCTCTTCAGGCAACGCACCCTCATCCATCGGGGGCATTCCACCATCTTCTGCGGGTGCTTCAGCAGCTTCTGGTGCCGGGGGCATCGGAGCTTCAGCAGGGGGAGCGGCAGGAGGCATATCTTCAGGGGCGGCGGTCTTCGAGCAATTCTCACAGCCCTTGCAGTCAGCGCCTTCGCAAGCAGCAGCCTTCTTTGCAGAAGCCTTCTTCTCGCCTTCAGACTTATTGACGGTGTCGGCATCACGGTCGCCCGCTTTACCTGCGTCAATCTTGGACAGGTCGCCCTTGGTATCAGAGCCTGCACGACCATCATCATACTTGGCTGGCTGTTTGCCACATTCCTTTGTGTCGTCAGCAACCTTGGTGGCCGCGTTAATCGGCTTGCCGCTCATTTCCTTCTTGATGGCGGCGGTTGCGGCCTTGTCTTCACCTTCAGCACCCTCGTTCAGGGTCTTCTTGGCTTCAAGGGCAATCTTGGTGTAGTGTGAGTTAATCGCGGTCTGACGCAGAGTAGCCTTCAGGACGGATGTCTTGTTCTGAAGCAGGTTGGACGCGAAAGCCTTCTGGAATTCGACGGGAGCAGTAGGCAGCATAGTTTTGGCAATCGTCCAAGCCGCTGCCACACGAGTCTTCGCTTCCTTGGTAATCGCCTCCCGCTTAGTTTTTACCTCGGCCAGCTTTTCAATTAGCGAAGGCTTGGTTGGATTTGCCATAGTAATGTCACCTTTCTTCGATGTGGGGCGTAGATTGCCCGTTCTACCTTGAGGTTGATAGTTCTTTTTCTCGTTAACTTGGGATTTCTTGCTTGCCATAGTAGGAGCAAGAGGCGGCTGTATGGTCTCGGCTTCTGGGGATTCTTGACCGACAAGGCTGTTATCCATGCCCATCGAATCCTCTTCAGGAACAACTACATCAAGAGGGTCATCGGCTGGTGGTAGTGCGGCAGGTGCTGCTGGTGCGAGGAGGTCTACGGGAGCGGCCATGGGGTCACCCATGCCACCGGAGTCCCCACCTGCGATATCTGTGAACTGCTGATCTAGGTTATTGAGGTCGGCCTTGACATCTTCCGACCAATCACCAGACTTGAATTTTTCCCATTCGGTAATGAGTTGGACACGCTCACGCATAGAGCGAATTTCCTTCTCCAGTTCCTCCCGCTTTTCGGCGAGTAAGTCGAACTTGGCGGAGCCGCCAGTGTCACCCACGGGCATTGTAGAGTCCAGTTCAGTGATTTCGCCGTCTAGCGCGTCGAGTTCGGCGATTTTGTGAGATAGAGCTTGCTTCGTGGCAGAGATACCCATACCCTTCAGCGATTTCTTGTCCTCTTTTGTCAGAAGCTTTTTCTTCACTTGTTCTTTTTCCTTCTCAGAGAGGGGCTGCTTTTCGTCGAGGGGCTGCTTTTCGTCACATTTCTTAGAGGTCGCCATTATCGTAAATTTCTCCCGCGTAGGTCATCTTCATTCATGAGAACCTCGCCTACATCTAGTTTCGAAGCTACTTTACTATACATATTGGTATTTGCTGCCTTACGGGTGTAAGGAGTCTTCGGGCCTATCCATTCGTCCGCGACAGTTGACTGCTTATCTGCACCGGGGAAAGCGGGGGTACCTACCCAAGAAGCTTCGACAAACTTCACTCCGCCATTAGGGAGTGAGGCATGGCCGCAGAGTTCCGCGACACGTCGGGCCACGCCATCTTCATCAGCAAGGAAAGTCCCCTTCTGATAGGAGAGGTGACCACAGTAAGTATTTGCGTCGGTAACATGTGACCCACAGAAAGAACAGATGACAAGGTCAGTCACGCACCCCATGGAGAGGTAGCGAACCTTACCCTCCCGGATGTCTGAGACCAGTTCCTTGTGGGCAGTATCAGTGGCTACGAGGATGTCGCAGAAATATACCCAAACTTCAGGGGGGGCGATTTGAATCTTACGCAGGACTGCGTCAAGGATGTGCCCCTTGGCATACTTGGAATTCTGGAAGTGCTCGACAAAGTTGAAAGCCCCAACAAACGAGCGGTGCGACAACTTCAATACTTCGTTAGTCCACGCATCGTCGTTGTTATTGACGAGGTGGCTGCATTCCGGCTTAATCAAGTAATCGTAGGGGCTAGCCTCTGTCTGTACCGATGCCATGATGGTGCAATGGCTAAGCAAATACTTACTGGTGTCCGCCCCAATTTTGGAGAAGGAAGCGGTCTTACGCCCGAATGTATGTTGACCATACATCTTCTCCCAATCAGTCATTCTCAAGATTGGTTCATTAAGTTGGGCATTCGCTATTTTCTTAAACGACATATGTTCACTCTAATCTAGAGGTAGATAGTTGAAATTTTCCAGCTCTATTGATGCTCCCAGAGTAAACTCTGGGATTCTCACTCTACACACAGATTACTTCCTGCGTGTTAGCGAATGATGGCTCCATCCGAGCCAAAATAACTTGTGCTGCTGCTGTATCCCGATGTGTGGTGTATCCACACTTTTCGCAATTGTGTTTGCGTTCGCCCAGCGACTTCTTTTTCTTCGTACCGCAAGCAGGACACGTCTGGCTCGTATAAGCACAGTTGACTCCAACGATTTTCCTACCAGCATCCGCCGCTTTATAGGAAAGGAAGTTGAAGAACGTTGACCAACTTGCATCATGGATTTGCTTGCTCAAGATTCCCTGAGCCAAACCTTTCACGTTGAGATTCTCTACGACGATGGTGCCGAACTTGGCGACCAGCGCAGTCGTAGTCTTGTGCAGGAAATCCTGACGACGGTTTGTGATACGCTCGTGGACTTTCCGCAACAGGACTATAGCCTTACGGCGGTGACTGCTGCCCTTCTTACGGCGTGCAACCTTACGTTGTGCTATCCGCAGTTCAGCCTGTCCACATTCGTAGAAGCGTGGGTTGGGAATCATCGTCCCATCGCTGAGTGCTGCAAAGTTCTCGATGCCGACATCAATGCCAATCGCATCTGTGTTGACAGGCAGTGGCGTAGGTTCGTACTCAAATGTGAGTGTGCAGAACCAACCCGAAACAGACCGCTTCACAGTGCAAGTCTTGATGACTGCACCTTCTGGCAGTTCTCTTGACAGGCGCACTTTCACATTGCCTATCTTCGACAACTGAAGGTAGCGGCCTGAGAGACTGAAGCCCGTGTTGTTGAACTGGAAACTGTCGTACCTGTCCTTGCCTTTGAACCGTGGAAAGCCAGCCTTGCCACCTTCTTTGCAACGGCGAAAGAAGTTCTCGAATGAACGGTTGAGTTTCTTGATGACATTTTGTAGGACATGAGCATGAACAGTCTGGTACTCAGGGAAGACTTGCTTGAGTTCCGTGAGTTGACGCATCTGCTCAAACTGACCTATGCGTTGTCCACGCCGTTGTTCCAACCCCATGTTGTAGAGTTCTCGGCACACACCCAGAGTTTGGGAGAGTGCTTGCTTCTGCTTGTTGTTGGGTTGTAGTTTGTACTTGTATGTCTTTAGCATCTCTCCTCCTATCTGTGTGGTGGCTCGCTAACCCAGACAAATGTCTGGGCTTGCGCTCGTACTACGAACGGTCATCAAATTCTTCAGCAGCCAACTTAAGTCCCATCAGCAGCGAACTCTTTTTGCTCTGCTCTTTTACTTCAAGGGCTTTTGCTTCAGCCTCTTCCTGCATCTGCTGCTTGTTCAGAACCTTGGAGGCTTCTCCAAACAGGTCATAGGCACGGTAGATAGCCTCTACAGCCTCACGCACCGGGCGGGAATCATTGGACTCGGTAACACCCTTGGCTTCGAGGTAAAGGCTCTTGAGCTGGTCGGCCAGACGGTCACTCAACTTGAGTGCCTTCTGGGTTGTCATCTCCGAGGCAAACTTCGAGGGGAGTTCAGTTGGAGGTAACGTGATTCCGGTATTGTCTTCCTTGAGCTTGCGTGCCTTTGCGATTTCAGGGAGACGTTCGCCACCTTCAAGGATTTCTCCGGTGTCTTCGTCAGATATCCATGAGCCTTCGTAAGCGGCTAGATTTAGCCCCTTGAAAGTCGCAGCCTTAGGTGCGGGAACATCTTCTTGCTCTATCGGACGATTCATTAGCTCTTCCGCAATAGCAGCAATGAACGCTTGAGCCGTCTTGTCGTTCATCAGGTCTTCAGCAGCGGCAAGGGCCTTCTGAATCTTGGCAAGTGTGTCACTTGAAAGCTGTTTAATGTCCGTGCTGGGCTTCTTTGCGGGTGCTGCTTGCGCTGGCGCAGGTGGGGCTATTGGGGCTGGGGCGGCGACTGGCACTGGAGCAGCTTTCTTGCGAGAGGCCGATACAGCAACCTGAGGAACTTCAACCTTTTCCACTTTCGTGTCACGGTCAGTTACCCAGTTATCACTACCGGAGGCTACTACTGGAACATCGGGCTGTTGCTGCACTGAACTTCCGCTTTTATTGGCCATGTTGTTAATCACTTGAATGCTTTCTTCGACCCTTCTAGCAATTTGGGGGTTGGTTACATCGTCCAAATAATCCTCAAGAGTGGACGCTCCCTGTTGAGCCTGCTGTTTTACTTGCTCCAAAAATGAGAGTGCCTCTTCGATCTGGTCTAAGTCCTGACTCATTGGGTCGGAAGTCAAGAGCTGGGTCGAGATTCTGTCGGCGTCCGCAATAGCCTTCTCAAAACTCTGCGGGGATACCAGCACGGTGGCTTTCTTATAACGACGACGGGCAATTAGTCTCGAACTCATCTTTATCCCTCCAACTTAAACAGTTGCGTCCGGTATCGCCGGAACCAGCGTCTTCGCACGTAGGGCTGACATCGCAGCCGTAATCATTGTCAGTACCTGCCCCTGCCAGACCTTAGCGGCACGAGCGGGGTTAGGTGTAATCACATCCAGCGGACCCTGTCGGGGGCACGGCTGGTTGGGATTACTCGAAGCGGGTAACGCCAACATGAATCGAGCTACTTTGGACGAAAGTTGTGTTGTTACCCCTGTATACAATTCCGTAGTGGGCATTTGAAACGTAAAAGTCGGGTCTGAGGGGTCTGTAAACATCCCCGCAATGTTGACTTCAGGGTCGCCAAGAGCCGCAATCAGGGCTTGGTCATTGGTGTCAGTCATGTCCCCAACAAATGTCACCTGAACTGTCAGGCTGATAACACCGTTGGCTTGCGTTACGTTGGTATGCACTTTCACACTGTCACCGCCATTACCGAAACCGTAGGTTTCATCTCAAGGTATGTAATTAACTTTTGAAGGTGGTCTCCATCCGCAGCTTTGGAGGGTTTAGAGAAGTTGGCGACTATCGACAACTTCTCTAAACCACACTTCATACATGCTTTTACTCTATCCATCAGAGTGTCGTCGTGACGGTAAATGTCACGCTGATGTACAGGAGTGAGAACATCGGCTTGAACGATACGGTGACATCGACTGTCGTCGGGTCGTCTGGGTCTTGTACCACACTCAAGTTCTTGTACCCGGTGATAATCTCGTTCGATACATAGCTGCGTAGGAGCGAGTTGCACACGGTGGTGATGTCGGTTACCAAGGCATCCACCAGCTTGCGGCCAATGAACTGCTGTAGGCCAGCACGGAAGCCCTGACGGACATAGTCAGTAACCGTGGTGCAGGTCGGTTCCGAGGTAATCGGGTTGCTCGGGTCGGTGGACTTGTAGTGACGGATGTTGAGTGCTCCGTTGTTGTCGGTCAGGAGAATCAAACCATCCGACGCCATCAGGTTCATCGTGGTGTCATCGTACTTCGTGAGGAGGCGGGTGAACCCGACCAACTCTTGGTTAGTAAGGGTGGTAGCCACATCGTTGGACGGGTTGGCGTTTAAGCCAGCCAGTGCCGCCGCCATGAACTCGCCGGATACCGCATACTCGACTGCTACACCTGTCTGCGAGTCGGTAATCTCAAGTCCTGCGACTGGGGTACCGATTGCCATGATACGTGCATTCTTTAGCGAACGGGCGTAACCGCGTGCAACTGTTGGGGTGGTGAACTGGTTGAAGCCCACAAACCCGATAGCCTCACCCTTGTTGCGGACAGTTGCCTGAGTGGTAAGTTGACGGCTCAAGAACTGCTGCACAGTCAGTGATGTGGTCAGCGGAATGATGATGTCAGCCTTGTATGCCGAACCCGGAAGAGCGACGGTCAGTGTCTGAAGTGCAGCGATGAAAGCTGCGTCCGAAGCGGTGTTCATCCCAGTCTGCTGAGGTACCTGAATGGCTCCGAAAACTTGAGCACCATTCTGGTTCATCAACTGGATACCCAGCGACAAACGGTTGACCGTGGAGGGCTGGCCGTAGGCCGCGTAGGCATCGGCTACGTTGGTGTAAATCTTGATTGCCATGTCCGCTGCGGTCTTAGCAACCGTGAAGGAGACATAGTAAAACTCACCAACGTTAGGCTCATCACCGGACTTGTTGAAGGTGTCGATAATAGCCGTATCACCCGCGTTCGAACCGAAAGTCGTGACCACCTTAGTGTACAGACCCGGAATCGCAATGAGGTTATTCGGTACTGCTGCACCGTACGGGAAGTAAGTCGAGCCCGTGTAACGGGGCGTCTGTGCAACCGTGAAGTAGAGCTTGTCGCCCGGTGCGAAGTAGTAGCCGTTTGGTCGAATGGTGTAACCGTAGTTCAATGCTTGGTACGGGTCAACAATCGTGAACTTCAGGTTCGTCTGGGCGTCGATGTAAGTCTGACCCAAATAACCGATACCTTCAGAACCACCAGTTGCCAACGATGAGGTAACCATGAAGCAGTTCGCGTAGGTGTTGGCCGTGAGGTCTACACCACCCGCCAGAGGAACTGCGGAAGCGATGACGACTTGACCAGAAGTCGCTGTTACCCCATCTGAAGCCGCCAGAATAACACCACCATCCGTAGTAGCAACAGATGGGAACAGGGAGATTACGTGGGCAATCGTGCGGGTTGACGTACCGTTGTTAATGTCAATGGTAACCACATCCCCAGCTACCGTAACAGCAGAGCCGTCAGGAGTTCCTTGGGTGGACGAAGTGAAGACAATGCTGACTTGATCGCCCGCCGAACCGGGAGTGGAGGCTGTGAACCGGATACCTTGAGTCGTGACGGTCGCAGGGATTGGAACCTGACTGAGGTCGGTTGGTCCTCCTGTTGGGCCAGCAATGAAGGTCAAAGTAACAATCTCAGGAACAGCACCGGGAGCAGCGTAGAGGTCGGAGATAGCATTCGGCCACACGATTCCGGTGTTGGTGAAGTTCCCTACGGGCTCATTCGGACCGGAGGTGACGGAAACCACCGGGAGTACATTGCCCAACTCATCGGTAATGGTATAAGTTCCCTGACCAGTTGCCCCCGGGGTGACAACCGATACCGTGTAGGCATGGTCGTTGAGGGTGTTACGGTTGTAGGTGACATACACATTCTGACCAGCTTGAGGGGGGTTGTATAGGGTGGCTACGCCTGTGGCTCCGTCGAGCTGAGCAACTGACACTACACCAGAAATCATGGCTTCGTTGGGGTCAACTCCAACGTAAACCTGAATCTTGCTTGGGTCATCAGTGGCCTTATCCAAGCCAGAGCCATCCGTCGGGGAATCCGACAAGGTAAAGGCGGTCTTGGTTCCGTCCCCAGTACCTACAAACTGGAGGTATAGCTTTTCGTCAACCAGTGTGGTGGTAATTTGGGTCGGGCCGAAGGCGGTATAACCCGAGGTAGCGACCCCGGAAGAAACTGAGCTGGAGCAACCCCAGTTGATGATCCCGTTACCCGTAGCATCAGTACCGAGGACGTAGTCAGTATCCAAGATGTAATCGCTGCGGTCAGGACCGAGACCCACCATCGTGATGCTGGCGACGTTTGAAGCCGGGAGCAAGTCGTAGGTGTTCTGGTAGTTGTTCGTGTAGTAGGTGACGGTAAGTTGCGAACCCGCAGGTACCGGAGTAGCCAGAGTGACCAGACCGTTAAGCCCGTCTACTGCCGACACCGCAACGGGTATGCTGTTCAGGTACGCGGTAACATCTGAGGTCGTGGTGGTAACCACGCCGCCATTGGTTCCGTCTACGATGGGAACATTCTTTACCTTGAAGACTGTGTTGCTGTTCGGACCTGCTCCGCCCGTAAGGAAGGAGGCTGCCACTGGTGTTCCAGAGGAGGCGACCAGTAGTCCAGTTCCCACCGCGTTCGCTGCTACAAGATAGCCAGCCGAGGCGGTGAGGATTCCGCTGCCATTGACCAGATTCTGTAGGTCAACCACAGTGCGGGTGCCACCAACCTTGGAGATGTTAATCGTGATGTTGTTGGTGCCGTAGCCACTCACAGCAAGGGCGTCTACAACCGGGGTACCTGCCACGAAAGTGAGGTTCACAAGGTTGCCAACTGCACCGGGGAGCTTGGTGGTGAGGGTGACACTGGAGCCTACCGTTGCAGAGGCAACCGTCAGGCTGGCATAGACAGGAATCTGAGGCGTCAGATTCTCAGTTGAAATCAAGGTGTCCGTGCGCTTGAAGTAGTAGGAAATTTCAAGGTTGGCACCTGCAAGTACAATGTCTTGAGTGGCGAACTGGCCAGTGGTGCCATTGAGGGAGATGACCGTCACGGGGACGCCATCTGCTGTAACCTGAATCTTGGTTACATCATTGGTCACTGTTCCTGTTCCGTCTCCCGCGACCACTGGAAAGTAGGTCGTGTTGAAGAAACGGCCAGTGGTGTTAGTGTACTGAGTCGTCCCGATGAAGTATTGAGTTCCAATACCTGCTTGGTCAGAAATGTTCTCGTTGACCACTTGGTCGTCGGCAACTGAAGAGGAACCACGGTGGAGTTCCACATTGGTCTGGGCTGGGCCAGCAAAGTAAAGCGGTGCCTCACCAATAATAACGGGAATGCGGGCGTCACCGAACAGGGGCTGTCCCCCGTCGTCTATAACCACCGACGTGTAAACACCGGGCTGGGCGTACGAGCCAAAAAGTGCCATATTGATTTCTCCTAGCGACCAACAGCCGCTGAATGACCTTCAGTAGTGAGGTTGAAAGTTCGTTTTTTTGTACGGTAATTAACAATGTTCATTGACGATTATCTTTGTTTACCGTGTGCTCAGGGACTACCACTGACTCTAGTTTTCCCTGAATTGGTTTTCCGTATACATTCCCCTTACCGTCCACGGTGAGGTTTAAAGCTTGGCTACCCGTTTCCTGCCGGAACTTGTCGCGAATTGCCTTACGGTCATGAATCTTGTTCCAACGCTGATCGGAATCTCGTCCAATGAGCACGTCAACACTGACTCCCTTGGTCGTAGAATTGCCATGAACAATGGAGAAACCCGCTGGATTTGGTTTTGCTACTGACCTACAAACTGGACATACCATTGTCTTCGGACGAGTCCCGATGGGTAGTTCAAAACTTAATGCAGCCCCACAGCCGCCATCTTCTACATGGCATGTGTAGAAGTAATCCTCCACAGTCGCTGGTGGCTCCTTCTGGACTAACGCCAACTTACAAATGGGGCAAGGCGGGATAGGTTTTTGCATATTTCGAGGTGCAGCACTGAAATAAAGATACTCATACTCAAAGTTGCACGGTTCACAACGATATAGTTCCTTGGCCATAATCACCTTTCAATCGTCTAAATGAGCAGTAGGAAGTTGATTTCCTACTCGTTGTCTCTCATCTATCTGTCCTTTACCCCAGAAAAACGCAGTGCTGATGGGTATGCCTAGTTGTTTCGCTATTTTAAGAATAACTACTTATGAAAGAAGTTGTCCCAAAAGCCCTCATCTGGGGGGCTAACTGTATCTTGCCTTGAAAGTCATTAACATACGCGGTCTCAGTGACCTCAAGGTGGGTAAGTCTAGTAACTAACGGGCGGTAGACCTTCCAATCCGCCGCCGCAGTGACTGTGATGGTGTAGGTGTAGCTGGGTGCGGTGCCTGATGGGTCACGCTGTTCCCCACGGTAGGAGCGGGGCATATCATAGATGGTCACCCCGTCTGCCTCCATATTCTCCCGACGCATAACAAGGAGCTGCTGTTTCAGGAGTTCGCTAATATCTGAGGAGGTCTGTAGGTCGTTAGCTCTAACCTCGATGGTGAAGTTCAAGCTTTCTTTCGAACCGAATACCTCATAGGTCTCGGTAACAGTCGGGGAGACAATAATGGCTATCTGGTCACCCACGAGGACTGAGTCACCCATGGCGAGGTTGAGGCCGGGGATGATGTTGCTATTGAGGTTGTACTTCTTGGCCACTGCTTGGGTCTGCCCCGCGTCGATACGAACCTCCCAACGTACCCACTCACCCGGCTTCAGCAATGTTGGGAGGGTATAAGTCCCATCCAAATTCGCATCCACGTTCAGGTAGTCACCTGAGCTGGTGTGAATGAACACCTGTCCAATAGTTTCGGTGGGGAGGATGCCAAACGGAATGATATTCTCCGGGTTCGTTCCAACAACGGAGGCGGGGTCGGCCTTCATCACCACGTTGGCGGTAATAGTCGAACCGGAAGGGGTGTACTCACTAAGCTGCACGCGGTTGAAACCGCAGATGTTGTAGTCGATACCGAGACGCAGCTTGTAGCCCGTCTGGTCGGTGAGAGAGAAAGAGATTACCGAAGACCCACCCGGTATGGCTATCATTGTTTCTGTGCCAGTAGCCAGAGCGGGGTAGACCACTGTGCTCACAGTTCTCTGGTACCAATAGTCAACCATTGGAGTGAGGGTTGTTGTTCCTTGGTTCAGAACCAAAGTTGTCACGGGCTGAAGCAAGAATACATAACTCAGAAATCCCTCAATTTGAACGGGGAGCCCAGTGGCAGCATCTGAAGCAGTAAGTGTGGTGCCGTCCACCGAGGGGCTCAAATAGGCCACCGACCCTTGGGCGTTCTTAAATCCGCCCTCTTTCCAGCGGTACTGGTGGATAGTAACTCCCACATTGTTGGTCTTGGGGTCAACTGAGTCTACATTAATATAGTAGACACCTGCTTCAGGAGTAAGCCGGGTTTTGTCTGTCTCTTGAATCCATTCGATAAACGAGCCGTCACACTGTTCCACCTTGGCTGCGAGGGCACGGCCATACTGCTTGCACATAAAATAGTCAGGGGAGAGCCGGTTGCCTTGGGTGGAGATGTCCTTAATTGATATTCGGACATCGCCCCACATAACCATACTACTGTCAGAGAAAGTAACCTTTCCCAGTGTGCTCTTGAACCTCGGGTTACGATTCACCGCGTCAGTAATGACTCTCAAAAGATACGACATCAAATTTGCGCCCGTGAGGTCTAGCATTGTGCCGCTCCTTTATTCGAAGTTTGTTGTTTTCGTAGCCGCCACAATTCGGGGAGAGTAGACACCTCGTGGAGTATGGAGATATTGAAGGCGTCAGAACCGTACTTACGAATGGCGTTATGAAGGAGGGGAGAGCTTCTCCTGTGTGCATCAGCTAAGTGCTGTGCCCACCGTTGCTCAACTGTACGAACCGTTTTTCCAATGTAGACTTTACCGTTGATTTTGTTGGTTATTTTGTAGATAAACATGGGTGCCCCTATGAGAGGCACCCATAGTTCAATCATTCAGCTTACCAGCTTGACGGTACTCCCATACTCTTAACACTACCCGTATTCTCATCCGCATGGCCAACTCCACCTTTGTCAGCCACCCGCACAAGTTGAGAGGAGTAGTCCACGCCGGGAGGAGGAGGGGGCACAATCTGCTGAATAGGCTCTATCCATTGATGAATTGACCTTCGTATATCCCAAAGGCTGGCGTGCCCGGTTAATCTCGGGTACCAGCGATTTTCAATTTCGATGTCATCATTACTGCCGTACCCTAGTATGTTCCACTCAGAACCGTCATGAGCTTGAAAAGTGGCTCCCGGGATCATGTATCCAAAAAACACATCGTCACCCTCAAACACCGAGAGGGGATTCGGCAATTGTATGGAGCCGGGGTTTGGCTTGAACTGGACAAAGGTGGACACCCGTGCGTCATTTGGGTCACCGACTATAGATTGTAGCTCTGAGTCGGTGTTAACCTGCTCATCCTCACATAGGACACGTGCAGTCTTTACCAAAGAATCGAGATCAAATTTCATTGTGGTACTCCCTGTATAGGGCTGAGTAGTTACTTTTTTACGTGGTCGTTGACGTGGTCAATACGACGTTGGATAGCGTTGATATATTTACGAAGGCTTCGACCAAGTTGGTAGAACGCTATCTCGGGGTCGTCCCCCTCAACAAATTCCTTCCATTCCTTGGCAATGCCAATTTTCTTGGCCAAAGCCTTGCCCATCCTGAACATCTCCGCATCCCCCACACCATTGTCAATCTGCTGAAGAATGCCCAGAAGCTGTTTAGCGCTGTCCACGTGAAGTCTGAAGTAATCCAGAAATCCACTAGTTTTATTGAGTAATTTTGATTTGAACACTGTGCTGGCTCCTATTCCATCATCGTTGAATTTTTCCAAACACTACGCTTCGGCCTATTGGAATCTCCACCTCATTCTCCCAAACCTTTCCCGGCTGCAATCTGGCATCCCAGACGGGTTCTCCGTTACCCGTCTGCGCTCCGGGCTCACCCCCTTGGAGGGGATTGCGGATAATCGGGTCGTAAACGGTAGGTAGCCCGGTGTTGAGGGGGATCAGATAACGGGTATCCCCTGGATTGAGAAGATTTGTATTAAAGTCCTGTTGAAGAAGAATCCCGCGAGGAGCCTTATAGGTCACCCCAGAAACCACCAGCCGTTCACCGTTGCGGCGAACAATCAGGTCACCATCTTGTGTAATTGGAGTCGGGCCGAGGTACCCGCGAGATTCACGAGTAGATTTGATACCCCCGCCTTCATCCAATTCACGAGTAAGAGCAGAGTCGGGCGGGACGTAAGTAATGTCATAAGGGCCGTAGTATCCCCCTACAAACCCCACCTCGAAGCAGGAGGGACACCCCGTGCGCGGCTGTCCTAAGCCAGACTCAGAGCCTCGGCAAGCGCAGATTTCGCCCCGAGTCTTACGGAATAGGATATAGGCTGGTTCGCCCACTTGTTCGAATAGCCACTGATTGCGGTTAATCATCTCGCGGTATTCCCAAGTGAGTTGGTCAACCTCCATGGTGTTTACAACTTTAGTGCCCGGGGCTCCCGGTGGGTGCGTCTCGCCGTGGTCGCCGATGGGCACCACGCAGTAGAATGTGCGAACCATTGAAGTATAAATGTCAACGTAGTTCGCCAACCTCTTGTAGATTACTTTGATCTCCTTTACCCCAGAGTAATCCGTAATATTGATGTTGTCTGTGTACGCTTGGGCTTGAGCGCTTACTCCACCACCATAGGGCAGGGTGTTGTCTCTCTGGAGCCAGACGGTCTGGTCGATTCCTACCACCATCACCGGGCGCATAGGAACGCCGTCCAGAAACACCTGCACATCATCCGGGGAGTTGGCGATAGTGGGGCGGCCTGTCACCACATCCGAGTAGATGGGCTCTGGTAGTTTGAACCCCCATTTACCCAATCTACCGTCATCCCGCCAGTCTTTCTCCTGCACGACGTAGGTTACCTCTTCTAGGCAAACTTGGTCACGGTAGAAGTGCCCTAGCCATGGGTGGGCGTTCAGCTTAACCCAGTTAGTCGGATAGTCAAAGGCTCGGTAAAGGTTGTAACCTTTAGTAGAGGCTGGGTCATCCACCCACCACAAATCCCGGCTTCCACAGTAACTGGAATTCATAACTATAAGGTTTGGTATCATCTGATTTTACGCTGCGGAACCTCGCCGTTTACGGCGGGGAGGAGCAGCGTTCTCCATGTGTTAAACGCCAGAAATTTGCAATCTTCTGGCTTAAAGTTCTGACCCATGCGTTTGCCTGTACTGACATCGTGCAGGCTAATGCGCCCAGAACTCGTCCCGCCGACATAGGCGAGACCTTTCTTGATGTGCTTGACCAGCGACCCACGGGTAAAACCCATGCTTTGCGTCCCGCCGTAGTTCTTACGGATGCCGCCTTCTGCGAAATTCTGAACATGCAACTGGCGGCGATGAAACCGCAACGGGGTGATAGTGCGAACCCGTGTATTTTCTGGTTTTACGTGCCCTCCGACGAACCAGTTGGCGAGCACCCACGAATCGACACAGTGTGCATAGAAACTCTTCGAGGATTTATCCTTGAGCTTCTTGAGGCCCATCTGTGTCCGCATCCCGAAGGTTTCCCAACCTTCTCTTGTTTCCACACGTCCCAGTTTGCCCAACTCGGCGTAGAACCATTTCTTGCCTACTTCGAGCGGACTGAAGTTGCCGTTGAAAGCCTTTGCTGCACCCTGTTCCTGCCCGAACGCTTTGTAGGCATCCTTGTATTTCTTGGTTCGTGCTTTGATATCCTCCACCACAAATGTGGTGATGGGATACATTTTCTGGAGCCAGTTAGCAATACGCAATTTCCAACCCCAGCGTGCCCTTGTCGAAGGCGGAAGTCTGAATCCAACTCCACGATTCCAACGACATTGGCGGTACGGAGTCTTTCTGTTGCGCCTAGACCTACGCAAGTTTCTGCGAGTCTCAACTGCATCCTTGACCCACGTGACGGCCTCGGCGTTCAAATTCTCAAACGTGTGGGCCTCTGACACTACACTGAAACCCTCGAACTTGCTGCCGGGGTCAATCCCGAGAGCTATCGGTTGTTTCTCTCTGGCGGAAGGTTCCATGTTAAGACGGACACAGAAAATTCCCCGCTTCCAGAAAGGCGTGGCTTTGCGAGTTTTAATCCACGACGCAGCACGGTTGGCTGTGGTCGGCATCAGCGGATTTTGGTTAACATCAACAACAGGAACGAATAACATTGGGCTGTAAGCCCTCCTTTGTACATCTCTTCGACACTGCCCGACGAAGCGGCTGAAAACTAGAGAAGCATTCTCAGCATTCTGTGGACTACCACGTCCAGTCGATTCAGTTTGCGATTCCAGACTTAACTGGAACTCGACTTGTCTAGTCAACCGTTTAGTCTCGGGCAGACAACTTGGTTTGTTGTCTGCTGCAAGCCTCTGGCTTTAGCCAGAGGTGGTTGACCTTGGGGACGTTCCGAGTGCTGTCCCGAATTATGTCTACGGCGGCGTGCAGGGTAGAGAAACCCTCTTCAAGATACTTTACTACCTTAACTAAGTCATCTTCTAGGTGAGAAACTTCAGCTCTATTGAAACTCGCCTTGGCACTCTTCAGATGTAAAACAATGTGTGTTTCTGTTGTCTTATCCAACGCTGGGAGGGCTCGTCTAATCGCCACGTATAGTCGGTCTTTCAATGACTTCATGGTGTAGTTGTAGTACCGACGCACCGACATCGGATTCGAGGAGTCGTAGTCCCTAACCGGATTGTTCAAAATCTCATCATGTAACTCAAGGAGGTTGTGAGCCAGTTCCGAGTCATAATGGTCGAGGTCTTCGTGGGAGTAAAACCCAGCGTGCTTCACTACCGGATATTGCAACAAGGCGTTACTGTAGAAGCGGATGCTTGCGTGCATCGCTTTTGCTTTCGGGGGAGTCCGATGCGTGTCGATAAAATCCCCCACAAAATTCAT